ATTCAGTCACTCCCGTATCAGGTAGCGAACCCGATATACTATTTATAGCACATCCTAGGGGTGCTTGTCAACCCTTTTGTTCTTGATCGCTGATCTGTTTTCTCATGGTAGTAATCTTAGTCAACAGTTCATCGAACATGGACATGATGGATGTATCAGGTGTAGCTCCAAGCATCACGATACCCTGAATCATATTCTCTTGAACAGATTTTGCTTCAGGATCATCACTTAACTGAAGTCTAGCATAGAATACCTTCTGCTTTTCTATTAATGTCTCAAGAGCATCAAAGTATTCTTCCTTCTTCTTTGCATCAAGAAGGACAAATTGCATAGAAGATCTAAAACAGAACTGCTGGAGTTCCATCATCTCTTGGATATCACCACGGACTAGTTCTGATTGAAAAAATTTACTCATACCAGCATTAACTTTGCTCTACTTGTTTTCTTCATGAAGTTAAGTTCTTGTGCATCAAACTTTAACTTCTCTTTTAATGGTTTAGATATCAATTTAGATACACTATCTATTTCTATCTCATTTTCTTCACAAAAGTGGATAACCGAATCAATATAGTTCATGTCTGGATTGTTTAGTGCAATCTTCTCCACTTCCTGCGAAAATTTCGCAGCGGTCATAAATTTATCCTCAAGTAATTGCTTTTTATCCATTTCGTTGTTGATAATCGTCTATGTATTCAATCAGTTTCAAGAGATATTCTTTCTTGGGTGGATTGATTTTCACCTGTGTCTCACCGTTTTCACAAGCAACGATTGTCACCAGTTGTTCAACAGTTATACCATAAAGTTCTTGTAGGCAACAAGCATACGCTGTCTCTTGTATAAAATAATCATACAAGTAAGCCTCTCTTTTAGGGGCAGCAGATGTTTTAAAATCTATGATGGATAGTTTACCATCAAAGTCAGCAATACAATCTACACGACCAGCAATCTCAAGATGATCTGAGTATAATGCTGCTTCCTGTAAGTATATATTACTGATACGATCTAGTGTTTTCTGGGAACTGTGGAACATGACTACAGGTAATGGATGTTCCTTGTAGTCATTAATTTCTAATTTATTATTAAGATAATCTTCAGTGATACTATGAAACTTTGTACCACGAGCAGCAGAACTAGCAGATATACTTGCTGCTTTCTCCTTACCAACTCTTGCTCTCCACTTAGCAAGACCTGCTTGCTTCTTAGGATTGTTACTAATTACTGTGGTAACTGATGGATAACGATTGCCATTTGGTGTAAGGTATAATCTCTTACCCTTAACCATCTCAGCAACCATTTCAACTGGTTTCACATCATCATTATGTTTGAAGATCATAAACTCAAATTAATTTTATTAATAAGATAAGACTTAACTAATCCTGAACGAACTATATCATCGATACCAAATTCAATGAGGGAGAACTCAGGCATAGCACTTAGAATCTTCTGGAAATCAAGGATACCAGTACGCTCATGTGCTTTAACAAGATCAGTTTGAGCTGCGTCACCACAGAAACAAATCTTACTGTCCTGTCCTACTCTTGTTATTATACTATCTAACTCGTGAAAATTCAAGTTCTGGCATTCATCCACAATAACAATAGCATTATCGAATGTAGTACCACGAATGAAACTGGTTGACCAAAAGGAAATAGTTTCTTGTGCCTTTAGATTTTCATACAACATCTCATATGCATTATCATCTGGCATTAAGAACATAGACTGAACCATCTTCTTATATGGAACCTGAAATAGATAAGACTTATCCTCATGATCACCAGGTAAGAAACCAATCTCTCTACTTGGAACCAAAGAACGAACTAGATATATCTTTTCGTATGGAGTAGTGTCTGATAATACATCCTTAAGTGCATTGTAGAGAGCAATGTATGTCTTACCTGTACCTGCTACACCATAAGCATACATCATCTTACCTTCACCCCAAGCATTAAAGAACAACCTTTGGTTGTCTGTGATTGGTTCAACAGACAACATGGTTGCGTTATTAATTGGCTTGCGTCTTTTCTTTTGCTTGGCAGTCATGCCCTGACCTGGTGCTTTAGTTGTTCTCTTTTTTGCAGTCATTTAACCCCACTTCTCTGCTATACTACGGTTGGTTGGTGCTTTTGGTAATACCTTGTTCTTCATGATGTCAGCCCATCCTGGATGAGTTGTCTTCATTTTAGATTGCCAGTCACCTACTTCACCTACACCAGCGACTCCTTTAGACCAGTCCTTATCCCAGTCGGGATTAGCATCCTTCCAGTCACAGTACTCTTGCATACACATGTGAAGTTCTTTCTCTTCACCAGTTTTTAAATTTTTTACAGGATATGTTGGCATTAATTCCACTCCAATGCTTCAGAACAAATAGGAAATTCTTTTACAAATATATCTCTACACTTCTCAGCAATTTCCATGTGTTCTTTCTGAGTTCCATGTGCAGACCGTAAATCTATGTAGTGAATCCATGACCGTACACTACCAGTCATGTATATCTTAGTTGGTGTTGCTAACGGGAGAACAAATCTCGCACACTCCTTCGCAATGCCTTCACGGATGAGTTCATTGTATAAATCCAACGCTGAATTAAAGTGGAGGGATATGATTTTTTGGAGGTTCTCCTTCGTTTCTTCTGGTATATCATCTATACTATTCTGTCGATTCTTATCGTCTTGTCTGCGAAGATCTGGTAAAGGAATCCCTGCCTCCAACCAGTTCACATCAGCATACCTTTGAGAGAATTCTTGAAAGGTAAACGATCTATGTCTTAGTATCTGTGCAGCAAGACCTCTAGTTGTCATTATCTCTAAGGACATGTGAGCCTGTTCAAAGACAGACCAATGATGATGCTTGATACAATACTTAAGTAGTCCAGCAACCTTAGGATTCTCTTGATTCTTTGGGTTGCTCACTCTCGCTATGTAACCCATCTGCTTCTCCGCTTCTGGGGTTACTGTCACCAGTTTCACTGTGTTCATGATGTATTTTTCCAAATCCTTTTTTCTTGAGTGCTTTTTTAGTTTTCAATGCAAATTTTGCTTGCTTCAGTGCTCTCTTCATGTAGATGAGTTCTGCATCTGAGAACATTGTAGGGTGTTTATCTCCTTCTTTCAGTGCCTTCTTTGCTATCTTAATCTGGTCTTTTAACCGCATCCCATTCAAATAGTTCTTAACTTCTTCCACTGAGTCAATCATTAGGTATTTTCCTCTATTATTTAGGTACAGCAAATAGGTTGGCTGAGATAGTTATCCTTTCACTGTCTGACTTGTTTGTCTTGACAAGATGAGAATAGAACGATGGAAATATAATTATATCACCTTGAGAAACATTAGGATTTACCTCAAGTGATGATGGTATAGTAAATATCTCTTCCAATCCGTCCTTCTTATAATCTCCATGCCTAGTATTATAGAAAGTAAAATCTGCTTTATTAATATCATCTAACTGATAGAAATAAACCACACTCAAATTAACTTGAGGTACTGCATGATTATGATACTCTTGGAACTGTCCTTTACTGTAACGGTTTACCCAGAATTCTTGTGGAAGTATATCAACTGGCTTCCTTGCTTTCAATTCTTTATTGAACTCACCAATGTTAGCACTGGTATGTTCCATGAACTTCTCGAAAGGTGCTTCCTGATTACACTCCAATCCATAAGAACTTTTTACATCACAGTTCCATCCTTGAGGAGATCGAAAATTATTATCATCTTTTATAAAACCACCCAAGGCTTCTTCTATAGCAGACTGTCCTTCTTTAGAAACAGATCCATGATAAAACCAACGGGGTGCAAAGTATTGAATCATATTTTATTTCCGTTTCAAATATTATACCACACTTGATCGACTTTTGCCACAAAAAAATCTGGGAAAAAAATTTCCCAGATTCATGTAAACCAAAAGTGAATTTTGATTTAAGCAGTAACTACACAGTACTGTTTTTCCTGTGAGTGACTGATTCCCCTGTAAGTAAGATCAGTTTTGATCTTCTGACAGGATCTTTTATCATTGGTGTCGTACTTGACACCACGGTAAGTGACTTGTGCCATTGGCTTGTCCTCAGGTTAGGGTGGATAACCCGTTCCTTCAGTCGGCATGTGCGTCTTCGTGAGAAGATGAACGAATCCGTTCCGTGTCGGCTTACTTGCGACCTCCTATGAGGTTGAACGATTGTGTTAATATTAACACAGGTATATTATATAGTCAAGTAAAACTGTATTGGTTGATACAATTCTTAATTATTTCTTAAGTAGTCCGTGTGCTATGCTCCTAGCATGAGCGTTGTGCTCACACAATTTATTCATCCAGATTCTTTCATCCAGACTCACTGGTACGCCATCAGTTGTGATCATTCTACAACAGATGTCAGTTAATTCTAATCTATATGCTGTGCTTAACATCCTGCCAAATAAAAAGAAGTCTCTCTTCCCTTATTAACTCTCTTAACAGTAGCATCATAGGTTCCATCAGGGAAGACTAATGACCTAGCGAAATCAAATGCAGCTTTATACTTCACAAACTTAAACACTTCATCATATGTCGATGCAGATACAAGAACACCATCAGCATTCTGTCTTCGCATTACCTTCCAATTAGTTTGATCACCAGTCTTACAATAAAATATACACCAATGACCTCTTGGATCTGAATCGATATCCATTACTCTTTTTCCTCCGCTGATGGTTT